CATCTTACCAACACGAATATGCTCCATGAATTTATTCACGGCCTTAACCATAGTGTCGGCTTCAATTACATCACCTTGGCGGTCTACCAGAGGCTTACCGTCTTCAGTGATGACCGAGGCCCAACCGTAGACAAGACGCTGTTCGTCGTCTGTCTTAAGGATTTGACCCTCTAGGTTCATTTGCTCGGAGTCGTCTTTTGCGAGCATATCGCTCACAGAAGAACCAGACTCCCACATCTTACAGGACCAATAACCAGCAGTGGTCTTATCAGTCTTACTATCGCAGTTGTGCCTAGCCCGGAAGTTAGCACGGGCCTTTGGGTCGTCACGACGGATTTCCATAGTGGGGCTACCAAAAGTAACTCGCTTCACTTTGTCACCGGACTTGACGTAAACACCAAACTTCTTAGCAGAGCCTTTAGGCAGACGGAATGGCTTGTCTAGGGAGACCTTCTCACCACGGTACTCAGCCTTCTCAGTACGTCCCGGCAACAAATCCTTGTCATGCGTAGCAGCCTTCTGGCCAGCAGCAATCTTAAGGAAGCTGTTTACTCGGGCCATTGCCCACTGCTCTTTGGATGTTACGTTAGGTCGTACAGAACCGGGGTTGGTCTTGTACGCACCAATACCACGGTCATAGACGGCTCTCAGGGTCTTAGCACTGATGTTGCCCTTCTTAGCACCATGACGTGCGTTCCAGTTCTTAGCCTTCTCTGCTAAGGTGGAAGTCTTTACCTTCTCTACCGAAGACCAAGCAGCACGAAAGGCACGTTGCTCAGAACCAGTGTCTTCCATGACAGAGTTAAATACCTGACGGAACTTACCCTGCTTTTCTTCAGGGATAGTCTGTCGTACTGCTTTGGGGAGGTCTGCATTAGTAGAGAAAGGCATTACTTCTTTCCTTTGTAGAAGGCATCCCGAATAGAGCCACGGGAAAGACCAATATCGTTAAGCTCTCGGTCTGTCATCGAATAGAGCGTCTGAAGATCACTCTTGTTCTGGGCTTTCTGTTTCATCCGGTTGTACATCTCGCCGGGGAGCTTCATTAGGTTCATAGCTGAGTTCCGCAATGTCCATGAGGTCTTGAATAACTTCTGGGTGGTCAGAGACGTTAATGTCTGCACCATTCAGATTACGAAGGAAGGCTGCAATCTCACGAAGATCGTGCGGTGCTACATCACCAGCCTTGATGTACGGCATAGTATCGTAGGAAAGCCCGTTGAGCTGCCACAGGCGTTCTACAAGTTGCTTGTTGAGTACGTCAGTGATGGCACTAATGTAGCTCTCCAAGGCACGAAGAAAGAGGTCGGTCTTAGATTTAGATAACGCATACGAGCCACCGGAGCTGTGTGCGCCGAGTAGAAGAAACTCAGACAATACACTACGAGCAATATCATGCTGGTAGCGGCTAACAATGGGGTCGATTTGGATATTGCGTGAACCACTAGAGGACATCAATTCTATGTCCATCAGGCGGACATTGGTTGGGCTACCATCTTTGTCAGGGTAGGTGTCACTTGGCAGGATAATATAACCCTGCTCGTTGAACTTTACGTCTCGGAGGATTTGCTGTAGGTCTGCCCTAATCGCTGCCTGAGAGGCTGTAGCATCACTAGAGAGGTACTCCGAGGGAATACGGGCTACAGGAATACCTGCAAGCTCTCGTTCCACTGCAATAGCCTCGATGGACTGAAGGTTGTTCAGATACTCATAAGAGGTATAAGCATTACGAAGAATGCTACGACCACTAGGGTCGCCGTTAATTGCAGTGGTCTTGTAGTATAGAGACTTGTTAGCCGGGATATAATGGCTTTTACCAAACTGTGAGCCTTCCTGATAGAGACCTAAGACATCACCAGACTTCTGGTCTACATCAAACTTAGATACAGTCCAAGGCGCTCTAGAGGCCAGCTTACGGATACCGATACGGCCATCATCGTACTTGGAATACTTCTTGTAGCTACGGAACTGTGGACCGCTACGACGCTTATATACTACCTCAAACCAAGCAAAGCCATACGACAAAGAAGACAAAGCCTCTGCAATATGGTCATCAAGAGTGTGGTCCATGTCATCTAAGACAGACTCAACAAACTCTGCTTCCTTCTTGGCCTCTGGTGTATCATTGCAGGGTACAACCTTCAACTCTACATCACGAAGCACTTGCTCAGTGGCGTACATAACTGCACCAATGGTGCTGTCGTTGTCACGCATCTCACGGTACTTGCGGATGGCCTTCTTGCCACGAAGCTCCGGCAGGAACTCGTCCGCTCGAATCTGACCATTGTGAGTGTTGTCACCAGCTACACCAAGAATCTTCTTGGCTTCTGTTTCAGAGAGCTTCTTGGGCATTATCTAAGTCCTTTCGCAGAGCTATACGCCAGCTTTAATTGGGGCTTGGCATAGCCCTGTAGGGATAGGTCCGTAATAGCCCACACAAGGGCGTCAAGGCGGTCTGGTGATCCTACGGAGCCTAGTGGCTCCCAAGTGACCATCTGGTCCTCAAGGTCGTTGAGACCCTTTACATGACGTACCTTGTTCTGTTCATACAGGGCGGAGACCGGCTCAGCACGGGCCATCTTGCCTCGACTAGCATGGACTAGTTTGACAGGGACCGTCTCAGACTCTGTGTGGAGAGTGTGGCGAACCATATCTCCGCCCTGATTACGTTCGGCGACAATCCGGTCAGCTTGATACTCTTCAAAGAGTGACACTGCCCTCGCAGCCCATTGCTGGGGTGTGTAGCGACCTGTGTGGTCAGCCAGAACGTAAGCGATACCATTTACGTCAACCCCTGCTACAACAATACCAGTCATATCTGACTCTTTGTTGCTTGTGATGGCAGGGTCAATAGATACTACAATACGGTTTAAGTCAGGTACTTTATCTGCTTCAATCTCTACCTGTGCAAGTCCCTGTCTGCTCCATAAGGCACCAGAGGCTTCATCAAGGATTTCAGCGTAAAGCTCTTGTCTACCAAGTCTAGTGCCTTCATACGTCTTCCTAACTGCATCAAGGAACGTAGAGGCTAGGTTAGCAGAGTTGTCATAGGTGGAGCCTGTGGACGTTACCGTCTTCTCATCACCTAATATCGTCCTCAGTAGCTTGGTGGTCTTAGGGGTTGTAGTGATAAACACTTGAGGGTGTCTGCCTAGACGTAACCCAAACTGCAACATATCCCAAGTCTCTTGGGCATTACGCCAAGCACACAACTCATCACACCATGCAGAGTAAGCCTGTGGACCACGAAGACGCTCTGGGTCTTCCGCCGAAAAGAATACAGCCTTAGCCCCATTCTCCCAAGTCATTGTGTTGTTAGTAGGGGACCATTCTGGGTAGCCTATAGGCGTACCACGGTAGGTCTTATCACCCTTCCAACATACATTAAGAAGGCCACTATCGCCCTCTACCATGACCTTCCGTACATCACCCTTTGTTGGTGCTACACAATGTACAATCTTATCGCCTTTACGGATACGGTGTCTTACCCACTCTGCACCCGCTCTGGTCTTACCCCAGCCTCGGCCAGCTAATGCTACCCAAATATCCCAATGGTTGCCTGTAGGCTCCATCTGGTTGGGTCTAGCCCAGAACTCCCAGGTATGCCTTAGTTCTTCTGCTTTAACCGGACCTAGCTGCTTCATAACAGCAGCAACTTCTTCGTCAGGTAGTGCTCTTAGGTCATTCGCTGTTATCGGGAGCGTCATCTTCTCGGGCTTTACCTAACAAGGTCATAAGAGCATCAATAGCAGACTCATCCATATCAGGGTCTACATCCTGCTCGTTCTCATTGACAGTGGAGTTCGGAGACCATCCACCCTTAGACCGGAGGTAAAGCTCTTGGGACTTGAAGTCTCCCTCTAGCGCCTGCTGTACCACCTTGTTCCCTACCATACCCACAATAGCGGCTCTCTCATCAGCCATATCATGACCATAGGTCTTGTAGAAGGTAGCCAAAGACGAGGGGGCATCAACCATAGGCTGGATAGAAGCTAGGATGTCACGAACCTGTACTCCGTCCCTAATCATTCGACGGACCTTATTCGCTATTGCTTTCTTATAAGGTAATGCGGCTGGCATACATACGAGTCCAAGCTGTGGAGATAACGAAAAGCATACTTTAGATATGCTACAAATTATTAAGAACCCCTAGGTGCTATATTACCCTGTAGAGGGAACCTTATGTCATGCTACATAACCAAGACACACTTAGGGATTTAAATTTTCCCCTACTTAAGTTTAAACTTAAGTTTGTTCATTAGGCTCAGCTAAGCTGAGTATTGTAGGGTAATGCTTAACCTTAAGTTAGAAACTTAAGTATGTACTATAGTATAAGCCCTAAATGAGACTTTTTACGAAGCACTTTTTTTAGGTATATGTAAAAATAATTCTATAGTGTGACATTTATGCCACAGTAGCCCCCCTACTTAGGCCATTGTCGATATAATAAGGCGGGAATAAGGCCAGTGTTGTGACCTCAGTATTGTGTAGATCGGGGTTGTACGAGGCCAAACCTTTTTTGTTATTTTGTAGATAGGGGGGTATACCCGAACAACCATATCCAATTCGAGATAAATCCTAGGGTCCCATAGTGTGACATTTATGCAACAGTCAAGGATTAAATCACCTGGTGTGACTTACGGGCAACAGTCAAATGTTTCTGTCGATTTGTAGCATAAATATAACGATATCAGTGGTTTACTTAAGCGTGTAAACATTTTCCTTGCACTCGTCAAGCGGGTGTGCACACAACATCTAGTATTTGCTTCAAACTTTAGACACTACATATAGAGAAACAGATGTGTGCGCAAAATGCTCACAAACACCTGTCTCTAAACTAGAACTCTATGACCTTATTCTGCAACTTTAGATTGCTCTGGTAGTCCTGGAATATTTGGACCATAGGCAGCCTCAATAATGTCAAGCACTGCTAATTGTCTAGCAGTGGCCGCTTGCGCCTCAAGCCTGTATTGCTTGGCTTGCTCTATCATCGCCATTATTTCAGCGTGGCTTGGTATGTGTTTCTTTTGTTGCACTGCTTTAATCCCATTCCTTGTAATATCCAAGCGCTTCGTTATGTTCATAACCTGCTTCATAAGCTTCTACGTCGCCCGTTGACAGGTCTTCAATGCGCTCACTTATGCCCGTGTCAGAAGCGTATTTATGAGGCTTGTATGGGCGTCTATAGTAGCTATCCGCTCCACCTCTGTCCCATGCGCCGCCATGCCGTTTATCGAATTGTTGCTCTGTCTCTTTACTCATAACGAATCCCCCTTGCGTGGTCAGTCTTAGGCGCTAGGTGGCTAAGCCTAGCTATTAGCGCCTTGTCCGTCTCTTGAGCCTTACAGGCGGCTCTGTTGACTTTCTGTATTCTACCCCCTTTGACCGTTGCTACGTAGTCCTGACAAGCCTTATAATTGCCACTAAAATAGACGGTTCTGCCGCTATCTACGTAAGCCATATTGTATT